TACCAACATCTCTGATGGCACTGGCGAAACCGCTGTCAATAAAGTCATCGTTGCCAATCTTGCTCCCAACCAATTTGGTCTGGCTTGCAATGGTTGCATCATCAATAGAGTATGGGCCAGCACTCAAGGCATGGCCGTAAATATTCTATGGGACGCAACGGCTGACGTTCTGGCTTACACAATCCCTACAGACACGTTCTACGATATGCCGTTCGATAGCTTTGGCGGTATCCAGAACAACTCTGGCGCTGGAAAAACTGGCAACATTGCCTTTACCACGATCGGCGCGGGACTGAATGACAGCTACTCCATCATTTTGGAAGTCATCAAAACCTACGCGAGTGCATAACATGGCTAAGACCCCGGCATGGCAAAGAGCTGAAGGGAAGAATCCCAAAGGTGGGCTTAATGCCAAGGGCCGGGCGTCAGCCAAGGCTCAAGGTATGAACCTTAAGCCGCCTGCACCGCATCCCAAGACCAAGAAGGACGAGGGCCGCCGCGCATCATTCTGTGCCAGAATGACAGGCATGAAGAAAAAACTGACTTCATCCAAGACGGCCAATGACCCTAACAGCCGTATCAACAAGTCGCTTAGAGCATGGAACTGCTGACATGGACGGGTTTAAAGCAAACGCAAAAATGGGTTTTGGTAGCAACTATTGCTGGTGCGATGAGCCTGTAAAGAAGGCGCAGGGCGGATCTGTCAAAAGCAAAGTCAACGCCGCTGGCAATTATACCAAGCCCGGTATGCGCAAAGCATTGTTCAATCAGATCAAAGCCTCTGCAACTCAAGGCACTGGCGCTGGTCAATGGTCTGCCCGCAAGGCGCAGCTCTTGGCTAAGAAATACAAGGAAAAAGGCGGGGGTTATAAGGACTGATGAAAGCGCCGCAACAATCGCTCAAAGACTGGACAGCCCAGAAATGGCGCACAAAGTCCGGTAAACCGTCGTCAAAGACGGGTGAGCGTTATCTTCCTGAAGCGGCGATCAATTCATTATCTTCCGCAGAATATGCAGCAACCACCAAAGCTAAGCGTCAAGGCAAGGCCAAGGGAAAACAGTTTGTAAAGCAGCCGAAGAGCATTGCTCAGAAAACTGCAAGATTCAGATGAGGCTATCATGGCAAAGTTTCCAGATCTGACCGGAGACGGTGAAGTAACCCAAGCAGACGTTCTCAAAGGTCGTGGCGTTTATAAAAAAGGCGGTTCAGTTATGAAGAATGATCATGGTCATAAGCCTATGGCAAAGATGAGCCACGGCGGTCATTACTGCTGGGGCGGCAAGGTTATGAAGAAAGCCGAAGGCGGTGATGTTAAGGTTGAAAAAGCCAAAACAATGCCAAGTGGCGCACAGCAATGGACGCGAGGTTCAGGCCATGCAGAAAAAGCAACAAACATTAATGAATCCATATATGATTCAGGAATGAAGGGTGTATTTGGCAAAACAAAAAGTGAAAGAGATATTAACAAAAAAGCCAGCTCAAAACTTCAAGATGCCTTTGATGATGAAATGTCTGATTGGGATAAAGACATTAAAGAAGGCAAATATGCAATGAAGCGTGGCGGCATGGCCAAGGGTGGCAACTGGATTCAGTCAGCCATCAAGAAACCCGGCGCTTTGAAAAAGTCATTGGGTGTGCCGATGGGCGAGAAAATCCCTGCTGGCAAACTGAAAACCGCTTCCAAAACTCCCGGTAAGATGGGCCAACGTGCGCGTATGGCTATGACACTTAAAGGAATGAAGTGATGGCCAAGAGCGGGTTTGCCAAAATGGCTGGCGGCACCAAGCGCAGCGTCAAAGATCAAGACGTTGCCAATATGCAGCGCCAAAAAGCAAACTATGCTGAAGGCGGCAAGGTGAAGAAGGTCATGCACGAGTTTAAGGCTGGCAAACTTCACTCTGGCAGCAAGAAAGGTCCGGTTGTTAAAAACCGCAAGCAAGCGATTGCGATTGCGTTGTCTGAATCTGGTAAAGGCAAGAAATGACTGTCAGCGGTACTGTCTCGACTACAGTATTTAATACCAACAACATCTTGGACATGGCGTTCAGGCGGTGCAAAATTGCGCCTGAAATCGTCACATCCGAGATGCAGCAGACTGCGCTTGATAGCCTTTATTTGATGGTTTCATCGCTTTGCAATCAGGGCATCCAGCTCTGGACCGTCGAAAAGATCATCATGCCGTTTTATCTTGGCAATGGTTACATCGAGCTTCCCGCTGGCACTATTGATCTGCTCAACCAAAACTATCGCACCATCAGCCGCTATACTGGCACCACATCATCAAGCCAAGGCATTGCTGATTTTGCTGAAGACAATGATCTTGCCACAAGCTGCACCCAGACAACCGCAAACGGTTACATTCTGGTCAATCTGCTTGCCCAACAGAACATCTCCACGTTGGGCATCAACATGGCGTCAGCTGGCGCATACGACATCACCGTGTCGTATTCCAATGACAACTCAACCTATACGACTGTGTTGACACCCGGCTCCGTGACTTATGGCGCAGGCGAGTGGCATTGGTATGACATTAATCCGTCGATCAATGCTCAATACTGGAAATTGCAGGCTATCAACGGAACCATTCTGGACGTTGCCGAGTTTGTTGTTTCAGGCAACCCAACAGAAATTCCCTTGGCTCGTTTGAACCAAGACGATTACACCAATTTGCCGAACAAGACGTTCCAAGGCCGTCCGCTTCAATTCTGGCTTGATCGTCAGCTTGCGGCACCCGTCATGCGCCTTTGGCCAGCGCCAAACCAGCAGGCAGAGTTTGCTCAGATGGTTGCATGGCGCCAGCGTCACATCATGGATGTTGGCTCACTGACTGAAACGATCGAAGTGCCGCAACGCTGGGTGGATGCGATTGCTTGGTATCTTGCCTATCGTCTCTGCTTTGAAATCCAGCAAGTCGATATTTCCATGGCGAATATTCTGAAGCCGATTGCTGATGAGCGTATGGCTTTGGCATTTGGCGAAGAGCGAGACAACTCGCCGTTCCAGATGTATCCCAACATTTCCCCGTACACGAGGTAAGCCATGGCAATATGGCTCGACACACGGGGAAGATCGACACTCGGCATCGGAGTATGCGACCGTTGCCGTGTCAAAATGTCGATCGAAGATCTTTATTCAGATCCCAATTCACCGGGTCTGCGTGTCTGTTTGGCTGATCGTGACGAATACGATCCATATCGTCTTCCGGCCAGACAGCCAGAAAAGATAACATTGCCGTTTGTCCGGCCTGACGCTAATATCGCTACCAATCCAGCTGGTCTTGTCACTGAAGATGATAATGAATTTATCATCACCAACGATGGGGAAGATTACATCGTCCCATGAGTGTACCATCAAATCTCGTCCCCACCTCAATTTCCCAGCTTCCGACCGCCGGACCTATTACTGGCACCGAACTGGTGATGATCGTTCAAAACGGCGTGTCTGTCCGCACGACAACGTCAGGCATCGTCAGTGGAACATCTGTTCCTTCGACTCGCGTTATAGCCACTGGCACAGGTTTGGCAGGCGGAGGCGATTTATCTCAAGATCGCACACTCTATATTGCCAATACAGGCGTCACATCGGGAACATACGGATCATCAACTCAGGTTCCAATCCTGACCGTTAACGCCCAAGGTCAGATTACCAATATCTCTACGACAGCTTTCACGGTTGATTTTGCCTCAATCACTGGCAAGCCAACAACGCTTGCAGGCTATGGCATCACGGATGGCCAGCCTCTTAATGCAAATCTGACGGCAATTTCCGGCCTTAGCTCCACTGGCATGATGGCCTTAACTGGAAGCGGCGCAGTTTCAACGCGCACGATTACAGGAGGCACAACTATCACCGTTACGAATGGTGATGGCGTATCAGGCAATCCTACGATTGCATTGAGCAACACCGCAGTAACTCCCGGTATCTATGGCGCCGCTGGTCAGATTCCTGTTTTGACGATCGATCAGCAGGGCCGCGTTACATCTGCTGGCTCTACAACTGCAACTGTTACTTGGAGCAATGTATCCGGAACGCCAACGACTTTGGCTGGGTACGGCATCACGGATGCGGTTCCAAGCACAAGAAGCGTTACTGGTATTTACTCAATTTCCGGTGGTGGCGCGCTGACATCAGATGTTCAGCTTTCACTTATCAACGACACCAC